TACCGGCGTGGCCTCAGGAAACACCGCACAGCCCCTAATCCTTGAGAAATATATCTCCATCGACGGCTCCAAATATTCACCCGACAGCGCCACCTCGATAATCGCTGGAAACGAATCTGACACCCTGCTATCAGAGATCTACCCCGGCACCATGAAGGTCGTGGAGAACGAGAAAGGAGAGCCTGTTGGGATTGAGGGCAAATTAGGTGTACGATACGGCCTACGCCTACGCTTAGACATTGGAGGAACCGCTTACACTATAATGAAGACAGAAATTGATGCGCTGGATCTCAAGGTTAAGGACTTTCGTACACTATCCGGTGACAGCAAGAATCTTTTATGCCTCATCAATAAGATGAAAGAAAGTGATGAGTTCCAGCTGCTTACGCGATACATTTTTAGCTCAGGCCACTTGCTATCGGTTGCGGCAATATATAACGATATGGGTATGTTGCCTTCTATCGGAGAAGTTACTGTAGCCAGTGGCCAGACAACCTTCAAAGGAAATGCCGACTATGTTTCTGCCACGAAGCCGGGCGTGTGGAAAAAGACCGATATAGTAGACGATGTTGCAGTCGCCTCTCTATTCGACAATGAAATAGACCTCCCCTTTGATGACACCAATACCGACGGAGCATGGGCTTCCAAGAAAGATCGCACACCCACCTTCTTAGGCGGCTTAGGCGTCATGGAATGGGACAATTGGGACCGAGGATTACTCACGAACTCCAATTCTAGAATCAAAAAGATCTTTAAAGCATATTATTATTCCCGGGAGTTTGACCCCGACCAGATTGGAAAATCAACCGAGGGCGGCCCAGCAGCAGTTGCACTTAAGAAGTTACGCAATGCCCTTATGCCCGCTGCCGGCCTCCAACTTATCCCGTGGTGGCAGCGGGAAAGACTCAAGAGCAATCCGTTTAATGCCAAAGATGAGTTGTGCGAAAAGAAAGATGTGTGATATTTATAGTAAAGGAAACAACATATAATGGGAAGTTACGCGCCAAGATTGCCGATATCCAGAGATTCAGCGGATGGGTTTGCAGTTATACGCGCCTTTCCGGCCTTGGTAAAACAAAATTTAAAGATGCTGTTGTTAACTATCCCGGGAGAAAGAGTCATGGATCCAGATTATGGAGTCGGGTTAAAAACTTTTTTGTTTGAGGCGTTTACAGGGAATACATATAGCCAAATAGATGACACTATTAGAGCCCAAGTGACACTGTATATGCCATATGTTGCCATTGAAGATATAATGTTCAGCGCCGCAGATAAAGATTCTAACATTTTACATATTGCATTGAAGTATTCTATTCCACGAATAGGCGCTGCAGATTTGTTAGAAATTACTATTTAAAAATTGAGGGCTTTTTATGCCAGATGACCAAAAAAAGATAGTCCCTATTGACTATACACATAGAGAGTTTCAGACAATCCGCAACGATCTTATACAGGTGGCGGAGAGACTTTACCCAGATTCCTTCAGAGATTTTAGTGAAGGTTCGTTCGGAGCCATGATGGTTGATGCTGTGGCATATGTAGCAGATCAGTTAAACTTCTATTTGGATTATAATGTCAATGAGGCGTTTCTGGACACCGCGTATCAATATGATAATATTGTACGTCACGGTCGCGCCCTCGGATACAAAAACCGCGGGCGACCATCGACCTTCGGAGCAGTTTCTATGTACGTTCTAGTACCCGCCAGCGCCACTGGTATCGGTCCCGACCTTAGATACACGCCTATCCTCAAAAGGGGAACGCGTTTTAGCACGACAACCGGCTTAAATTTTGTCCTGACCGACAATATAGACTTTGCTCACCCGCAGAATGCCATCATCGCCGCCAGAACCAACACAATTACCGGCGCCCCCACATATTATGCGGTCAAAGCGTATGGCAATGTTGTGTCGGGCTATTTTACTCGCGAACAGATTAAAGTTGGGGCCTACGAAAGATTCAAAAAGGTTGGTATTTCGAATCCCAATATGAGCGAGATTATTTCTGTTACTGATTCTGAAGGTAACGAATATTATGAAGTGGATTACCTCTCTCAAGATATGATTTTTAGAGAAGTGCCAAATATGAATTTTAAGGACGACAATGTTCCATCAATCTTGAAGCCATATTTAGTGTCAAGAAAGTTTGTCGTCGAGCGCGGCCGTACCAACACGGTCATTCAATTTGGAAGCGGCAAAGCTGCCGGTACTAACATTATCGCCGATCCCGGCGCAGTCGCTATGGATATCTTTGGCAAAAATTATATCACCGATACCACGTTTGATCCCACAAGATTAAGTCAAAATGAGAGTTATGGCGTTGTCCCCTCCAATACAACACTTAATGTAGTTTATCGGATTACCAATCCGGCATCCTCGAATGCGGCAGTGGCTACCTTGAATGAAGTTGGGAATAGTATTTTTGAATTTAGTAATCCTCAAGATCTTGATTCTGGCCTCATGAGTGAGGTCCGGCAATCGCTCGAAGTTAGTAACGAAGAGCCAATAGTGGGCGATGTCACCGAATTAACATCTGGCGAAATTAAAAGAAAGATTTTTGATACCTTCCCAACTCAGAATAGGGCAGTAACACAAGCAGATTACGAAAACCTTTCGTACCGGATGCCTGAGAAGTACGGGGCGATCAAGAGATGCTCGGTCCAGCGAGACCCCGATGAGCGGCGTCGCAATTTGAACATGTATATTATTTCTATTGATTCTGTCGGCCACCTTACAAAGGGCAACAGCACAATTAAAAAGAACTTAAAAACTTGGCTAAATCAGTATAGAATGATTAATGACACAATAGATATTTTGGATGCTTATATTATTAACTTTGGAATTCAATATGTCGTAAAGCCAAAAACTGGAGTCGATAAATACGACCTATTGGAATCCTGCAGCACAGCACTCCGCAAAAAGTTCCAGACGCACACATATATCGGTGAGGCACTCAGCATAGCTGACCTTTATTCAGAATTGAATAAGGTCTCGGGAGTTTTAGAGGTATCGCAAGTAGCAATTCTGAATAAAGCCGGCGCAAACTATTCAGCCGTTAGCTTTAATATTAACGATAACACCTCCCCGGATGGCTCTTACCTCGTTATACCGAAGAACGCCATAGCTGAGTTAAAATATCCGACTACCGATATCAAAGGAAAGGTTAGGTAATGGCTATTAAGAGATATAAGGCTACAGCAGACACAACCATCGTTAACGCTTTCAAACCGAATCTGCAAACGCGCGGCACCGGCTCGAACATGGGTATGGCTGATGTTATGGAAGTCTATTCGATTTATGGAAGAGCCACATCGGGCTCTCAAGAGCTTTCTCGCGTACTGGTGCAATTTCCAACCACGACCATCGCAACCGACCGCACCGCCGGTACAATCCCGGGCAGCGGAAGCGTTAATTTCTATTTGAGGCTATATGGCGCAAAAACGTCCCGAACCGTACCCCGCGATTTCAAGTTAGTCGCCAACCCTATGCGAATTTCATGGCAAGAGGGCGTCGGCCTTGATCTGAATACATATGAAGACGAGACAAAAGGCAACACCGGCGCCAACTGGATGAGCGCTTCTAATACCACCAGCTGGAATTCAGTATCCGGCGGCGGGGATTGGCTATCGAGTTCTGCTGATTATCGCTTTGAACAGTCTTTTGAAACCGGCCTCGAAGACTTGGAAGTAAACATTACCCCGCTCGTGGAACACTGGGTCAATGGCACACTAGATAATTATGGCCTCGGAGTGAAACTATCCTCTAGCTATGAAGCTCTGGGGACTGCTTCTAGTGGCTGCGATCAGAGTGTGCAGGCCAACCCGCTGGGGTCCACCAAATCATATTATACCAAAAGATTCTTTGCCAGAGGTTCACAATACTTTTTCAAACGCCCCGTCATTGAAGCACGCTGGAATAGCATAAGAAACGACGACCGAGGCGATTTCTATTATAGTAGCTCCCTAGCCACGGCTGCAGAAAACATGAACACTTTGTACCTGTATAATTACGTACGCGGCGAATTGAGAAATATTCCAAATGTCTCAAATGGCGATCCAATATTTGTTAACATATATTCAGGCTCTCTGAACAATTCAGTGCCTTCAGGAGCAATACTCTCACAGGTTCTGTACACGCCGGCCACCGGCGGATGGTCTTCGAAGGGGATTTATACGTGTTCTGTGTGCCTGACGGCGGCATCAACGGTGGTCAATCCACTGTTTGATGTTTGGTACTCCGGTAGTACGCAGTATTTTACAGGTACCATCAAACCAAATATATTGAGCGCCGCGCAGACCGTAGCTAAGCCGGTGTACTTTATGAATGTTACCAACCTCAAGCAAAATTATAGAAGTGATGAAACCGCTAGATTCAACTTATATATTAGAAACAAGAATTGGGACCCGACCATTTATACGGTTGCCAATAATGATCCGGAGGTGCTTACGATTGCCAGTGCCTCATACCGGGTCTTCCGAGTTCTTGACGCCTATGAAGCAATCCCATATGGAACAGGTTCTGAGAAGAGCACAGCGCTATCTCACGACGTGTCCGGAAACTATTTTGACTTTAGCATGTCTCTCCTCCAGCCCGGGTACCAATACGCATTTAAGTTCTCCTTTTACGATCCGGCTTTGTCATCGTGGGCCGAACAGTCAGAAGTATTTAAGTTCCGAGTAGAAGATTATGAGTATTAAAAAACTTTTTGATTCTACAAACAAAGGCAGAAATTATCTTTCTGAGACAGACGAGAAAGAAGCCTTTTCAGAAGTAGAATCCTCCAGAAATGTCCGCGCAATTACGAAGAAGCAGGATCACCTAACCCCGCAGATCGACTTCTCTGAGCCCGCAAATTTTGTCAAATACGGATCAGCGTACCTATACTACAAATCAGCCATAGAACACGTTTATGGCTATTACCCATATGATGGCTCCGACGCCGAGATCACTGAGTACTATAACAATCTCCTTGGCATCGAAAAATACATCTATAACAATCTCTACCCCAAAACCAACGGCTATATTAATCTATCCGCCGGTGGCTGGGGCACCCGCACCGGCGCCCTTAGTTCTGGCTATGGAATGCCAACAACTACAGAGTATATCAAACTCTCTGGGGGCCCACACACCGCTTCTTATACGAAATTAGCTGATGCGTTCAACAATCCGACAGATAGCAAATATCAGTCATCTAACCTATACGAAGAAAATGTATACTTGACGGGCGGCCTTACTTCTAACTATGCATCTGGTTCACGGATATCAAACCTTCAAAGCAACTTTAATAACGGCGTGACCGTAGAATTTTGGCTGAAGAAGGATGGCTTTGATACAGCGAAAACAGAGAAAGAAGTCGTCTTTGACATGTGGAACAACAATGCCTCCAGTTCTGTACACTATGGCCGCCTCCGAGTTGAATTAACTGGCGCAGCTAGCGGCTCACCTTTCTTGGTTACGGTAATGTCAGGAACGTCCGGAGTTTACCAGCAGTCCATCGGGCAATCGCTTACAACGGCCTCTTTATCTTCTTACGGATTCTATTCGCTTTCGTTTTACAACAACGGCACAGACTTCATTAGCAAGTTATATGTTGATGGTGCGCTTAACGACACCTATACTCACGCCAGCAACATAAACACACTTAACCCCAAAGGGCTACAGGCTACAATTGGCGCACTTATTACGAGCCCCTCCGGCTCAAGCGCCCCAGCGTACGCTGGGAAACTAAGCGCATCGATGGATGAGTTTAGGTTCTGGAAAGATACAAGAGATTCTAGTCAAATTGCTCGATATTATAGATCGCAAGTCAGAGGCGGTACAAACACGGATATTTCTAATACCACGTTAGGGGTCTACTTTAAATTTAACGAGGGCATAACGGGCACCTCGAGCATCGATAGCACTGTTCTTGACTACTCCGGACGACTTAGTAACGGCTCTTGGGCTGGATATGCCACTACATCGAGAAATACCGGCTCTATGATAGTACTTGGAGGCGCCGAAACCACTGAGTACCTAGACCCAATTATCTACCCTCAGCACCCTCAAGTAGCATCCCTTCAAAAAACATTAGAAGCGAAGGGTACTGGGTATGACGCTAATAATAATAGCACACTCGTCAACCTGATGCCATCGTGGGTTTTAGAAGAAGCAGAAAAGCCGGATGACGACGTTAGAATGATTTCTCACATTGTAGCGACCTACTTTGACAAGCTGGCACTACAAATTGAGGCCATCCCTAAACTTAAACACACGACCTATACTAGCGCGTCTCATGAAGCTCTCCCGTTTGCTCACCACCTACCGCAGTCGTTAGGCCTGTACAGCCCCGAGATTTTTGTAGAATCAGAAGTCATGGAGAGGTTCCTTAACCGATCACAGGACAAGCTTTTTCAGAATGATCTGGCCGAAGTAAAGAATTTAATCTACTTGAACCTTTATAATAGTCTCGCTGGGATTTATAAAGCGAAGGGAACCGAAAAAGCAGTTAGAAACGTATTAAGATGTTTCAATATTGATGACCGTATAATAAAACTAAAAACATACACCGACGGCCAAGTATTCAGGCTCAAGAACAACTTAGAGCTAACAGTCGCTAATAACTCATATGTAAACTTGAACAACAACCAGAACTTGGCCGGCGTAGTATTCCAACGCGCCGATTCCTCCAACCCAAATTCTTTAAGCTATATTTCTGGTACGTATTTAGACAGTCGAGAAGGCCGGTATGGATTTACCGCCGAAGCTAGCATCACATTCCCGCGGTATGAGGCCGCCGACGAAGTGGTAGATAGAAGTTACATAAGCTCTTCATTATTCGGTATGTGCGAGGCGAATACTTCGTCTGCCGACAATACCGCATTTTTGTCGATAGATAACGCAAACTTTCAAGTGCATGCGGTCAGAGATCAAGTTTGGTCTAAGAACGTTTATTTCCGGATGTCATCTTCTAATTCGCCTTTCCCGTTTCCCGAGTTGACAAGTAGCACCTATTTTGATGTCTATGACAACAATCAATGGCATTTTTCTGTTCGGCTGAAGCCCTCGAATTATCCAATCTCTGATATGGTCACCGGCTCAGATTCATATAGTTATATATTGGAATTCCGCGGCACCAATGCAGTCAACGAGACCATACAAAATGTTTTTAAACTGACAGCTTCCGTAGATCAGTCCACCGGTGCTAGCTTTCTTAAATCCGCCAAGCGCATGTACGTGGGCGCCCAGCGAACTAACGTTACTGGCGCCCTCGTCAACCGCAGTGATATCAACATTACTAACTTAAAATATTGGACTTCATATCTAAACGATAATAATCTAAACCAGCACTTGTATGACCTGAACAATGCTGGCATTTCAGGCTCATATAAGCCACTTTCGCCATTAGATCCGCTTCTTAAGCAAACCGATGCCGCCGGCGGAAACACCCTCGGCCTCCACTGGACGTTCGGCAATATCACAGGTTCTGATTCTTCAGGCAATTTCTATTATGTCTCTGATATGAGTTCGGGTTCATCGGAGTTGCGCGATAATTACGGCTGGGTCGGCGGGATCACGGGCTATCAACATACTGGCTATGGCTATGGCTTCAAAGCCAGCAGCGCTGACGCGGTCATGACAGAGCCCTACAACACCCTTAAATTCATCGATCCGGAGTCAGTAGTTTCCTCCGAAATGATTAGCATTGTTGGCGAAGAGCAAATACTTTATGGGATTGATCAGTCTCCACCCAAGCTTTATCACGTAGTCGAGAAGAGCATGTATCAGGCGATCTCTGAGGAGATGTTGACTTTCTTTGCCGGCGTTATCGACTTCAATAATGTTATTGGTGATCCGGTCAATAGATACCGCGGCCGCTATAAAGCTTTGGAGAAACTTCGAGAAGTTTTCTTCCGGAAGGTTACTGAAACTTCCAAGGTAGAAAAGTTTATCGAGTATTATAGATGGTTAGACGATGCCATCGCGATTATTATATCACAATTGATGCCTGCGTCCGCCGGCTTCGTTGACGATGCATATAATATAGTAGAAAGTCATGTGTTAGAGCGCAACAAATATAGGTCACAATACCCGACCATAGACCAGCCGTCTCGCACCCCCGAGGCGGCCCCCGTCCCCGGAATCCCCTTCACCAGTCTCAGCCGAGAAATTCCAATTATGGGTATCAATGAGCTGCTATATAATTGGCGGGTTGAACACGCACCGATTTCAAGTTCCACCGGTTACAACCAAAACGAAGACACCAAATGGTGGCTGCAGCGCGCCAATCGATCGCTTGATAAGCAGATTACGTCTGGAGACCCCGAAGTTGATCGCCAGAGAGAGATCATCCGTGTAGCCGCGACCCGAGTCAATGCACAAACCTCTTCGACATTTGTCACAGACGCCAAGGTAACGTATCAAGGGACCGTCGATGTTTTGCGTACTCTCGCCCGCCCCTACAAATATACGGTTGCCCGCAGCCAAGTGTTAAAGGGCGGAGTAAACTTCCAAGATAATAAGAACATAGCTTTTACCTATAACGCACTGCGGCCCGATGGCCCAGTCAATACAGAAAATGGCGGGTTTGTTCCGCTCAATGTCATGGTGGCGTTTACCGACGACTTAGCCAAAGAACCAGACTCAATAGATAATCTTGAACTTAAAACGAAAACACGCAAATACTTTAAAGTACAACACGGCCGCGACTATCAAGACGGCCTTGGATATTCTAATGTTAAGTCGTCCTATGCCTTCCCCTTCAACGTTCTTAGCTCTTCGGTCGTGTCTGGCTATAACAAGCAAGTTGTGGATAAGGTTAGCGGCAATATTGAAATTACCAATGCCCACAATGATGTATACGGTGAAGATATGGAGGTCCCCATGCAGGGCCCCTTCGCCAACTATGCTGTTGGTGGCCACCAATCCCGCCACGTAGCCATTAATAAGGGCCCCGATACCTACTTAAACCGCCCCGAGGCGTGGAAAATTCTTCTTGATACCTGCACCGCAGTCAATGGTGTTAATGGCGGCATCGGAATGGCCGGCCCAGATTATCCATGGCCCGAAGCTAATGCCGAAGGCGAAACTCCCTATCCGATGACCGGGTCTGAACGCGCAGTTTATTACCGAGATTTCACGGCCAAGACCCCATATGTGTTCAAAAACATTTTGATGAAAACTGGCTCGACCATCCTCGGAAATTACCAGCACAATTATCAGGTTGTGTCAACAGTTGGCGCTTACGCCAATCCTCGTGCCTTCGTTGAAAACCCGCCTGTACTGCCTACAGAAGTTACACAAACGCCAGCCGCGACACAGGGCCGCACGATTCTTGGTATCCGCCGCGCCGATGAGAACCACTTTGAGTTCACCCCGACATATGCGGTCCCCTACTTCCACGATACTTCAAGCGCCAACAAATCAGTCATTAGGCAAAGATTCTCCTCCCCCGGCGGCATCGAAACCATCGGTCAGGGTTACGGCGATATTAGATCCGATGAATATAGCGTGTATAACACATGCAACTACAAGAATCTAACCCTTCTGAGACCGTTCCAAAATATGTCCGGAACAGTATCAGAAGCAACTGGCACTGGCACACCCGGTATCCGCGTTGCTGATATTAACGGCCAAGATTTTGGTTTGCGTTTCAATCTCACCCAGCATGCAGGAAGGTTTGGTAGAAACTCCCTGCTCGTCACCAATCCCGGCGCCTCATACGACCAGCAGGCTTCTCTGGTTAAAGACAACCGCAACCCCCTTAGAGTGATCAAGCAAACAGATGAAGGCGTGTACCACACAGCCTCTCAATATGATAATTTCTGGGTGCAACATCAAATACCACGCTCTGACCGGCAATATGCTTGGGTTACCAACTCATTAGCTTATGAGTCCCTTCATGGCGGCTTGAGATACTGGGGTTATGCCCCGACACGCGGCGTGAGCGAGGGCATGTACTCTAGTTCCGCAACAGGATACACTAGTTACTTTGGCTTTGTTACCGCTAGCTCAGTTCTTGGCCACGCTGGAACGGCATCTATTTACCAGCCTGCTTTAAGCCTGAACATCTATGTGGCAGAACCGGTCGATGTGGCCAGCAATAATACTCTTGGATTTTCCACAACTGCGTCAGTATTGTCATATTATAATGCGGTGTTTCTATCGGGCGCCTCCAGCGGCCCCATCCAATCCAATTTAAATTTAGATGCTGATTTCTTCAACCTTGTAATGACTCAGCGTAAGAGCACATTTGGTTATCGCGGCAACCCGCAGACTGGGCCCGTTGCTCCCACAGTTCTTCGACGCCACCGTCGCCAGAACACATATAGCTTCGTATTCAATGAAACCACCGGTATTGAGCAATACACGATACTCCCGATATCGAACCGAAGCCAGCCCATGTTACTTAATCTAGATATTGAAGGGAACAACGAGACCTTGCAGCAGTCTTATAATTTAGAACATTCTTACTTTGGAAATGAAGATTTAGATCAGAAGCTGGTTCCAAACTTGGGTTCAACCACAGTCACCACAGCCGGCGAAACAATTGCGTTAGCACGCAGTTCGGACTCCTATAACCTAAACTGGATTATCTATAGAGAGACCCTCTTCCCAGCCGCCAAAAACCAATTTTTGTCTAGCTCAAGTACTAGGGTGGGCTACGATAATCTTTACTGGAGAAATTCAGAACTAGCGAGATACAGGCTCACTACGACCGCGAACCTTACGAATACTTATGGAACAGTAGCCAGCCAGAGTTGCTGGCCTCTCGACGCACCGCTTGGGTTCTTGACCCGCAGTAATGTGCCAACGTGGCTAGCCGGCGGCGCCGCAGCCACTGAACGTTTCGTCCGATATAATTCAGCAGGAGAGCTACAGAACGAGTATGTACAGGCCGCCCCGATGATAGGTGGCGGCGCCGTACTTCCGGGCCCCCGCATGGCCGCTCTACGAATAGGCGCCCTTTATTCGCGGAAGCATATGCTGGGAAGCCCATTCTCAGTTGTCGCGCCGTCAGGAATGCAGATTCCACAAACAGGCGCTGTGTCCATTGAAAGCCGCCACGCCCCATTCGAGGCTCAAATACAGCTTTACGCTGGTTCTGCCCTCTGGGAGGCTGGCTCTCAGGCAGGCATCGTCATACCACAAAAAGTGGGGAGTACGAGGGCCACAGCCCCCTCGTTTCAAACGGCTTCGTCCCTGCCATGGTTCAACAATTACGCCGATTTTGAGGATGAATTAGGCAGAATTTCCAAGGGTTTCGCGGTAGTCCCAGAGTTCAGAATTAGCGAGCATTTAGAAGATTACGAGAAATATGGAATTAACACACCGAAGAAATATGACACTTTTGAGATTGTAGGAACTACCAACGACAGCGCAGACACTTCCTTTTATAAAGACTTTTCCAATAGTGATTTCATGAGTTCGTTTGCCGACATTCGCGACATGTCCCTGCTTGATCCTCGCCAGATCCTCCTCACTTGTACCGCCTCAATCAGATTAAACCCATATAAAGGCTTTTACCCCGCCCAGAGAACTACGGATCTTGTAAAAAGATTTGCTGATTCCTATGGGCATAAAATTATGTCTGAAGCCGGCGGCCTTGCAAAGAGCCTCTCTTGGATTGGCTCAAAATCTGGCTCGGTGCGCCCGCTTGCGAATGCATTATTCGCCCCGGGAATTCTATATAACACGATTAAAGCCGGAATTGCCGTGGATTACCCAGTAGTTGGCTCCGGCGGCAAAATCGATAAAACATGGTACGGTACTGACATCGAAGCAAAGGGCGAAAACCAGTGGATGCTGACCGCGGCGACAAGTTCGGCAGCCGGCAGTTCCACCCCACAGGCATACTTGACGGGCGGCGTGTACTGGGATGACAGACTTCCATTCGAGTCCATTATCACTCCTACAAAGTATCTTAGTGATCTTAATATTTGTGATTTAGAGTCTCACCCTTCGTGCTCTATAGATTCCACGGCTTCCTTGGGCGCGATCTCGCAGGATCCCCTTTACACCAAAATGGCATCTAACTTTTTTGGCGAAATCGGAAACTTTTTCCTTAAAGATTCTGGGTATACAAAACTAGAATCCGGCTTGGTCCGCGGCGATCTAAGGTTCTCGACGGGAAGCATTTACGGCGCGCGAATCAAGCTTAGAAGAACTATGAGCGGCTCTAGATTCTACAATTATGACTCAGGCTCCTCCGGCGATAACCGAGCATACTCAAAAACTGGGGCGAAGTACTTTAATGCTTCTACAAGTTTATTTATATCTGGCACGTCATACCCGTTACCGCAAGACCCAAGGCAGCTTAGACAAAACAAATTAGCATCTCTGGGCACCGGCCGCGACCAACAATTACAAGAAAACTTCACACTGTACAGCCGCCCATCTGCGTTTGGCCCCCCGATCGCGGGCCGGCCCAACCACGTAGCCGCCCGCGGCTCTTCTTCGGCCATGGTATCGCCCGTCGACGGCGTCGCAGGCTTCAATTGGGCACATACACCTCCTTATTACCACGGTGAAGCTTGGGCCGATCTTATTTTTACACCCGACCACACACAAACCTATGATTTGGAGAAGATTTTATCTGAAGTTCAAACTGTATATTGGCGCGCCGACCCGGGCCCATCATCCTCGATCGGCGGCGGCCCAGCCGCATTTGCAGGTACCCAACTGCTCCCAACGTTTAGCGGCAATTTCGGCGCCGCAGGAGATATGATTTACGATGGCAAAAATATTAATGGCAACTCTATGCAGCTTAGTGCTAGCCTCGCTATGTTTGGTGTGCAGCCGGTCTTTAAAATAGAAACGGATGCCCATGGTGACTTTCTGAGAGAGACCAACGAAGTTGTGGGTAAGAAGTGGGTTATTCAACCTAAAATGGAGACTCCACACTTCAATTTTAATGATGTGGGAGTCCACCCGATCTCGGCAGATTATGGTACTTTATCAGTGCCGTTGTATGGCTCTGGCTCCGTCCCCCGCGGAATGTGGCACCAGTTCGGCATCATCGAGCCATCGGGCTCTAAGGGGATCTTTATGGAAATTCAAGACATTCCTAAAGATTGGCTCAGATACCATTACGACGTAAGAACCAATGACTCTGTTTATAACAAAAACAACGCCAGTCTCAATGGTGGGAATATGGCCAATAGCATGAAATCACTAACTGATATCGGGAATTTCAAAGAACAATCCACCTCCGCCCGTCTAGGAGAGTTGGCCACACATAGAACTATTAAAGAAGCCATTGTGGCTATACCTTATGTCCAGCGCCCCGGTAGCGCGACAGAACTCACACCCGAAAAAGAGTTTTTTAAAGTAAGCCAAGACATGGTGGATGCCACGAGCCCTGAGGCCTATGGCACCAAAACCGGCGATTCTTTAGACTTCGCAGGTCAATCCGTCAGAAAGCTGGTTCAAAAGATGCAAGATTATATCTTACCGCCCCAATTCGACTTTTTAAACAACCCTTCAATATCGCCCATGGTTATGTATTTCTTTGAATTTGCGTATTCTTTCGATAAAGACGACTTAAGCTATATTTGGCAAAACCTCGCACCGCGCGACTATAAGAAGATGAAGATCGAAGTAAGTTCGACAGGGCACGTACTAGCAGAAAACGAGCTGCTGAGCCCAGAAGATGTTCTCCGAGACAATGTTAGATGGATGGTATTTAAAGTTAAGCAAAGATCACAAAAGATTTATGATGATCTTAGAATTGATCAAGCTGGTCAGGCCTCCACTATCAAAACGCCGAAGACCACGACACTTAAGGAGCTGATAAGGACAAGAGATGAAAGCTATCCGCTGCAGTATAACTGGCCTTACGATTACGTCTCCTTCGTAGAGGGTATTAAATTTGGGGCCAGTGTACAATACACTCCCCCGCCGGCAACCTCTACAGACCACGCTGCTGAGGTATCTTCTGTAGCCATGGCCACAGGTATTTCTGAAGCCCATGTATCTGCCGCCATGGCAGCCCCCGGCGTGGACTCCACATTGTATGATGCTGTTGCTTCCACCGGCACCACCGGCGCCGACGAAATCATCTCAGCCTTAAAAGAAGTTACACCGGGCGCCCTTGATATAGAAGAAGCCCGGCCAACCACACCAGCATCCTCCACACCAGCCCCCACCGCGCGCGCCCGAGCAGCAGCCCCGCCCTCTTCAACAACAGGCATAAAGAAATACTAGAACACTAATTAAAGATATGGCAAAATTTATAAATAAAAAAGAACAAGTTATAGACTTCAAGCTGACCTCCTATGGTCACTATCTTATGTCTATAGGCTCATTTAAGCCGAAGTATTACGCTTTTTATGATGATAACGTCATTTATGATCAACGATATGCCTATTCCGGAGCCACCGAAAATCAAAACGATGTAGATCAGAGGATTACTGGGGATACGGCATATATCGAGAGTTTAGTGCTGTTTAGAGATACCGAAAAGACCCTAAATCAGAATGTCGGCGCCGTCACAGATGGGTATGACCAAGCTAAAGTGCCTGATCGTAAGTCTGGCCCAGCCAAGGATACATTTAAATATGATATGTCAATTGGGGACGCTTATTTAAGCACGGAAACTAATCGGGCCCCCTCATGGCGCACCCTAGTATTGCAATCAGAAATCAGCTCTTCTGCAACAAAAGACAATCTAACAGACGAAAATATTCCACAAGTCAATATAGACGCTTCCTATATAAAGCGAGTTATTGATAACAATTTTGATTATGATCCTATGAACCTTAGAGAGATGGACAGCAAGACACTCCCCTTCATGGACAACAAAGTCGTCTCGCTACTCAGCAACGACCCAGTTTTATATATTGAAGAGTTGAATACTCAGACTTTAATTCATAATTATGAAATAGAAGTGTATCTGGTGCTCACTTCGTCAGTCCCCGGCACCTCCGATATTCTGAAAAGGAAGTTTTTTCGTAAAGATACTCCACAAATTCAAAATGGTTATCTCATGTCGGCTGTCCCAAAAACACGCGCTATATCAGAACTCACAACCGACAGCATCGAGTACTACTTTGATGTCTTAACGGATGCTCGGATACAGAGGTCTCTTGCCTGTCGAGGCAAAGAACAATTTGATAAACAGTCCTACTATATCGATCTGGGATTCGACTGTGCGCAAGACCCATTGTCAACAGACTTTTTTGATATTTACGGAGCAGCCACGGAGCCAGAAATATGTCAGTAATAATAAAAGGCGATACAACGCAATTGTTCGGAGAACACCTCCCAACACCATCCATTGACAAAATAGAGGTTAAGTCGTCTGGTGACCACGCACAGCTGGATATATATTTGTCTATTCACATGCCCTACGATAGCACAAAGTTTTTTGCGTCTTCTACTGACGCGGTCGAGA